GTAGCTGTAGGAGGAACGCCTGCCACTCAACAGCCTCGGCACGTTTCATAGGGGGCAGAGAGAGGTCTACAGTCCAAAGCCTGTGATCAAACTCCGCTGTTTGCTGACTGCCAGTGAACGGTGACTTGCTCAACATAGTCTTGCTCACCAAACCCCAGCGCGATGTTGTGAACGCGGGACTTGTTGGCAGGGTCAATGGGTAGGTTGGGGCCGTCATCTATGCACCAAAGGCACTGGCTAGAGTACCTCCTCTTTTCCTCTGGTCTACAACAGCCGCCAAGGTGTGGTCGCGTATGGCAGGCAATAGAGACTGCATCTCTGCACGAACCGTCTGGGATACGCCTGTCTCAATGTTGATTGTTTGGTGTATGACCGCTGATGAACCGCCGCCCAGAATGTTTCTAGTGTCCATGTTGTTTTTGATGCTGCCTGCGCTTGATGGCACAAATAATTCAGGACCGCGCTCTCCAACCAAAGTCGGCCCACTGATGCTCCCGCCTCCCGCTGACCCCTTGACGCCAGGGATTGGTATCGTCTTGAGAGCATCATCTCCTGTGAGGTTGAATACGCTGTTCATTATTCTGTTTATGAACATCAACTCAATAGCTTTTGAAATCATTCGCTTGGTGAAGTTCGAGAAGGCGTCTGCCAATGATTCAAAATTTAGTTTCCCAGACTGCACCATGTCAGCAAAAGCATCGCTTATTCCAGATGACATATCTTGAACTGCCGCCAGCTGCTCTTGATACAAGGGATTTGCTTTTTTCATTTCTTCTTGAATTTTTTCCAGAGCTTCTTTTGCGTTTGGGAGAGCGTCTTCCCCGAATTCTTCTATAGCGGCTGTTAAAAGTCTTTGCTGTTCCTCAAGCTTAGTCTCATTGACAGTTAAATCGTTTATAATGTCTATGGCATCTTCTTTTCTTTCATTTGCTGCCGCTTGAGCCTCGGAAGCGGATTTCTGCCGTTCTTTTAGTTCTTCTATTTGTGAAACCAGTTTTCTTATCGCTTCAATTTGCTCTTTGGTAAATCCTTTGCCCCCGATCAAACGCGCCACTATGCCCTGCTCGTCGTCGCCTGTTAAACCAACAGAGGTCAAGTTCGCAAGCTGCTGCTCAAGGCTTTCTACCGTTGAGTTAAAATCTGAAAGTCTTTGGTTGGCCTGATCAAAATTCATGATCTCGGCAAGCAGAGCGACTATTTGGTCTGCTTGATCTTCGAAAGCCGCAGACGCCATTCTTGCGTTTTTGCCCGTTTGATTCAGCTTATCAGGCAATTCTATTTTTTCGAGTAGGCCAGCGGCTTCTAAGGTATCGATCAAAGCATCTTCATACCCCAAGAAAGACAGCTTTGCTTTTATGAGATCATTGTCCAGACCTTTGATTACGTTATCGAAATCCTCAAATTTTTTCGGAGCCTCTCCTGCACCCTTAATGTTTTTGTTCATCGTATCGGACAAACTGTCCAAATCGCCTTCCAGCGCCCTGACCGCCTTGTCTAGCATCTCAAATTCTGGAAACGCATCTGCTACAAAACGCGCCAATGCAACTAATTGCCTGCCTAAGAACAGTATAGTTTCACTCAGCGCTCTGAATGGCAGAGTTACAGTGACAACAGCCGCAGCCAGAACGGTACCGAGAAGGTGAACCACAGGCTTCAGAATTACTGCGAATTGTTGAAGCGTATTAGTCAAGAACGTGAAGGCTTTGGTGAGTCCAAGACCACCTACACCCTCACCCAGAGCCAGCTTGAGGTTGGTCATGGCTATGCCGAGGTTAGACATAGAAACAGAAAGATTTTGTGAGGCTTTCTGCATGCCCCCACCAAACCGTTTGTCCAAACCTCTTTGCAGAGCCTGCATGATCTGGTGTGCGCCTTCAGCAGTCTGACCAAGCTCAGAAAGCTCAAGACGTGTCTTGCCTATTTCTTCTTGCAGGATTGTGTAAACTGGTATGCCCTGCGTCTGTAATTGCTCAAGCTCTTCAAGACCGAGACCACCGCCTACTGATCTAGTGGCAATCCTGACCATGGCTTCAAAAGCAGCAACACGGTTGGTTGTAGCCGCTGCAGCATCGCCAAACGTGGTGAGCAGTTGCTCAGTGGGGGCTATGCCTGCGCCACCCAGTTGAATAAAGGCTTTTGAAAGTGTTTGAATATCGAATGGTGTGCGCTGAGCGAATGTTTGGATAAATGACATGGCGGCTTCGCCTTGAGCCATCCCGCCAAAGACTGTGCTTAGCGTCATTTCCAAGTCTTGGAACTCGGCATTCGTTCTCGCGACATCTACGCCGAGCGCGACTATTGCCGCGCCAGCTACAGCACCTATTGCGAGATGAAGTCCTTTAAATTTAGCTGTAAGGCCACCAACTCCAGCGCCAATAGCTGACAGGCTCCGCTTCATGCGACCTGACGCCTGTGACGTGGCCCTTTGAGACTGAGCAAGCTGGCGTTTGAGACTGCTTAAATCAGCCTCAATACGGACTAATAGAGTGTCAACTGTAGTAGCCGCCATTAGTCAGGATACCTTTCCATTATATCCTCAAGTTCCCCTCTGGTAAGTGGCGGCGGCTTACCACCTGAGTGAAACTCTGCGAACCCTTGCACTGCCATGTAAAATTCTTGAAAGCTCATATTCCAAAAATCGTCTGGTCTGATTTGCAGCTTGCCTAATCCAATCTGCATGTATTCATCCCAAGGCAGTTCTTCTACAGCAATGCTTCCGCCCCTTCTTCGTTTCCCTCATCGCCTCCAGCCCCAAGCGCGAGGGCTATTATTTCTCCGCATTGCGCTATGCCGTTAGCAAGGCCAGCTTCCCAAACGGCCTTGCCAACTACTTTTTCATCAACATTATTGCCGCCAGCTTTGATTACCGGCGTGAGGATGCCAACCACCTCAAAAGTAGAAATGTCAGCCTCAGTCAAGGATTGTGCAACTTTGACTATGCCCTTGCCCATCTGGCGTTCAATTCTCATGACAACATCTAGCGTGACGCGACCATCAAAGGTCTGCTCACCCAGCGTTACCTTTATTTCCCCTCGTTTTGGATTTGTCATCTGACATCCCTTCGGCTTCCACCAAATATGTTTCGCCCCTTTGGGCGACATCTGTTACAGTTTTTGCAGTGAAATTTTTTTCACCACAAACGATTGTATCCCCCGCCTTGATCTTACAGGCGCAGGATACAGAAAAGACCGCAGAAGAACCGGAGGGCTTCATCATGGCCCCCCAATCCTTACCTTTGATCTTTAAATCAACGCTAGACCAAGCCATTCACTACACCGTTGCGAATGTAATGGTGCCGCTTGATTCCAGTGTTACGGAGTAGGTGACCTCACCGTTGTACTCACCCGCATACTCAAGGCTGGCAACCATGAAGGCACCAGTGTAAGTGCCAAAATCAGGCACAATCACTTGGTAGTTTGAGAATGTTGATGCTCCAAACTTGCCACGGAGCGTTGTCTCAGATGCTGCGTCTGTGAATACACCTGACCCTGAGATGCTGGTTGACTGCACCCCGCCGTTCGCGAGTAAGGCGCGGACAGCGGAGCTATCCTTGTTGGTAATGTCCACGGCCTCATCATTCATTGTGATTGATGTAGACCGCAGGCCACCGATGGTTGTAAACGCTTCCGGCGATGCACCATCACCGATTTTCAATAAGAGGGCTGAACCCTTCTGTGCCGCCATGTCTTTCTCCTTTTAATCCGACACAACAGCACGAAATCGCATGACACCGTGCCGTGTAATTCCATCTCCCTCCAACAGTGTCGTTTGAAACTCCTGTCTCATGTTCACCATTGAAGCACCATTTACAGATAAAGAACTGTCATGTAGCAGATCATGTACCTGTTTCATTATTACCTTTATATCACGCCTTCCACGATATTGCGACCATATGTGTATCGTCAAGGTATGTTCAAAAATATCCTTATCTTTGGAGGAGTTATCAGACAAAGTCTCCTCACCCACCAAAACATATGGATAAGCCGTGCCTTCAGGAACATCGTCAAACACTCCAGCTATGGCTGTTCCTGCATGGTCCGTTATGCTCCCCCCGTTGAGAGCGGAAAACACAGATTTTTGAAGCTCAAAAGAATGTATGCTCATTTGAACTTCACCATTTGTTTTTCAAGACGCCTGATTTTGGACTTGTTTTCCTCTAATGCTGGCTGAAGAAATGGCCTTGCCGCCATCTTCTGGGTGCCAAACTCCAGAAAAACAGAATACTCTGCCCTGCTTTCAACGCTGGCCCCGAGGCCATCAGAGTCAACATTCAGAAATATATTGTTTACTAAGTATCCAGTATCAGATGCTGGCGGCTCCCCTGCCGCAGACGACTTGTGAGTGCGTCTTGGGTTGTAAAGCTCGTATTGAACGCCGCTCTTGCTCCCTTGAGTGATTGACCCGACCGCCGTGTTTCTGACAAGATTTCCAGCCCTGCCGACTAGTTTTTTTAAGTCTGCCTCATATCCTTTGATGGCTTCTCTTGTCCGGTCTCTTTGAACAACGGTTGTCTTCACATTAGACATCAGGTGGCTACCCCCTCTGTACAATGCAGCTTGAGGTAACGGTCACGCTCACCCACGTTTTCTACGCGGTTGATGTTGAACAGGCGCTCATAGTTTGTTGAGTCAACTGCAAAAGCGTACTTGATGCGGTTTGCCGCCGTCACATCTCGGCGATGACGGATAGTGATGACGTGAGTTGATCTACCCTCTAGTTGATCGCCAAAAAGCACCTCTGAGCCTCCCTGAGCCTCTATACGAGCAAAGACAGTGGCAACATCACTGAACGCAACAGCGGCCCCTCCTCCGCCGTCAGCAGAGCGGCTTTTGGTCTGTATGACCACGCTATGTTGCATCTTCCCTATCGCCATGATCAACTCGCGTAATACTTAGCTGACAGTGATGATACGCCATATCGCGTGATCTTGTACGGCTGCAAAAGATTTTGCACAAGTGCGGGTGGGTTCAACGCCCTGCCCTCATCCTCACCGCGATGCTCATACATATGCGTGGCGTATTGCTTGATAGCTACACGGATGGCCTCTGGCACATCAGTTGTTGAGGTGCCATACCCTGCCGTATAGTTGACTTGAAGTCCATTGGCGTTCCGCAGATCAGTTGGCCAAGAACCACCATCCCGCAAAACGATACGAGCCGGTTCACTCTGCAAATCTACATAGTAGTTGCTAGTTGCCCATGTGCTTTCTGTATCGCTATCGCTGAAATACTTCACGCTGGCGACAGCGGATACGGGAGCCTTGGGAAGCTCTATATAGTTTTTCATGTAGATGTGATATGGCCCCTCACGGAAACCCTCATGGAGCGGCACATCAACCTCAGAGACTGCATCAAGGTGCAGGCGCAGAGTACGGTTGATAAAAGAGCGGCTGGTATATTCTTCACACCATTTAGTCGCCGCCCCTATCAAGACACCCAACAGCGTGGCGTCAATTGTGTCATCTATGCGGGCATAGTTCCGTAGTTCAGCCACGGTCACTGGATCAATGGATGCCGCTGTTACTTCTTCAATGCCCGCCATATCTTACTCCGCTTCCGCTGTTTTCTCCGGCTCTTCAGCCTCATCCTTTTCAGTTTCAACAGACTCAATGAGGAGATTGGTGAACGTATTCTGAGCGACGTTCACTCTGTCAATCTCCATGCGTAGCTGTTGCGACCTATCCTGACAGGCTTTGATTTGGGCAATCAGGTATGTCTGCTTTTCATCCAGATCATCCTGACCATAGTCCTTACCGTTGATGTTGATAACCTTATCGTTTTCGCTCATTTGAGCCTCCTTTGTGTACAACATTGCACTGACGATACTCTAATCTACTTTATTTCTACGGGAACCGCCACAATCATGCGGTCATCACCCCTATCAAGCATTTTGATAGTTAAGGTGCCTGTCTGATTAGTGTTAAAATACTTGGCCCCAACAACCAGATTGAAACTTTCTGTGCCAGACGCCGCAGAGTTCTCTGAGCTATCTATTGCTTCTTCAAAAGCTATGGTTTCCTTCACAGAAGTCCCATCAATGTCCAAAGAAAAATCCGCTTTCGTGCAGGTTGATGTGTTATCCTCCTGTAAGCCAGCAAAGAAAACAATGAAAGGTGCCTGACATTTGTTTAAATCAACGCTGACTTCAGAATTAGATGAGCTAATGCTGGATGTAGGGCCATCTGAAAGAAGGCTAAAAATTCCTTGGCCACCGTTACTGCAAACTGCGGCTGATCTTTGCCTGCCATGTGATAGGTAGCCATCATTGTCATCTAACAATGTGACGGTTGCGCCGGTTGCATGGAATTGACCCGTGGTGCCGTCCTGTTCTCTGCCGCTTAATGCCGCAACGAGGATTACGTTGCTAAATTTAGAACCGATATTGATTATCTCTGTTTGTACATGAACGTTGTTTTCATCAGGGCCGGTTACCAAAACACGACAAGTGTCTGGAAAGTCAGTGTTATCAGCAACAAACATAGATGATGAATTATCTAGTGTTCCGGCTGTCAGCGTTGTTGTCACCCGTGATTTCTTATAAGGCTTGAAATACAGATCAGTGATCATGTGTATCTCAGCACTCTCTGTCGTGATGGCAGTTGTATCCGTGGATGTATCTAGCTCATGGTTAGCAAGGCCCACTGTGAACCTGAAATTCTGAGTACCTAACAGTCCAGTAACGGTTCCTACCGCATGTTCATTAAGCTCTGCCGTCCTTAGTGCAGGCGTAGAAGCCCCGCCTTGGACATAGAGCCTGATGAAAAAATCTCCATCTTCAAAGTTGGCTGGCGTATGTGTTGTGGTTGCGGCTGTTGATGATATGGCTTCTGTGTACTTCCTGCCAGTAAACTCAATATGCTCAACTTTGTTAGCCCCATTAGTCTTAATATGGATTGGTATTGCGGTTGTCAGCATAGGGTCAAAAAACGCTGGGTTTGCGCTAAAAGTGCCTAAATCTATATTTGCTGTGCCACCTATGACATTGAGGGAATCAAAAACAAATGTTGCAGACCGTGCATTGAAGCCGTCAGCATCTCCTCCGGCAGTATCCGCAGAGGTAGCTCTGTGGGTGAAATTATCTCCATCATTACCAAGGGTGGGAGTTGTGAAGCTGGTTGTGCCTGCTTGAACTGTATTGTCTTGTTCATGGATACATACGACAAAGCCACCGCTTACTGAGAGTCTAGTCTCAGGAATTGGCAGAAGATCAGTTGAGTTAGTACGGTAATGATACCCAAACCCTGCACCTTTTGATGCATTGGGGTCTATCTCAATGTTTCTATAAACCGCCAATATGGCTGTGTTCGCATAACGCTGACTATATGTTTTAGAAAAACTGGTATCACTGCTAGTTGCGTACTTGTAATAGGCTGAAGCGTATGATGTGCCATCAAATCCAGAAAACTCATACAGTTCTGTCCATCCACTTGGGGCAGATGTAGCCGCATTGCTGACATCATTGCTAACAAACACAAACATCAAATCCCCCGCTCTGACGTTGCTTACAGCGGATGAACTGAAGGAAATGGTTGATATATCCCCGCCTGTTGTTGCAGAGCCTATGAATTTGCCAGCAAATGGATGCCACTTAAACTGCTTGCCGTTGTTTTTAGCAACTATCATTCCCGCATGTTCAGCTTCTTCATGAACAAATAATGTTCTTGCGAATCCCGCAAAATTTGTGTCACGGAACATTATGTTTGAACCGGAAGCAGAGCCTGCTACCGCACTGGCTGTAGATATGTCATTTGCTGTAGATAAAGAAATTTCTACAATTCTGTCATCAGTATTGGTTGCGCCAGAGACCGGATCAGTGATCTCTCCGGTCGCAACGCTTGAATCTCGCCCAACAAGCCAAATGTTTTTGTTATCAAAATGGGAGCCAGCAATATCACCCATTTCAGTCTGAACACTTGAATCCTCTCGAACTATGTCATGGCTGGTGAATGTTCCGACATCCGCAACGCTGTCAAAACCATAAGGGAAATCAAACTCAACTATTCTATATTTCTCTTGGTCATCTACTTCATACATATGACGACCATCACGGGTGAACCATAGACCCTTTGTGCCGCCGCCCGTGGTTGAATTGCTATCCGCTATTGTGTTTATGATGAATGTGCTTCCAGATGTTGATGGCAAAACATACGGTGACTTACACCGTATTGCCCTGAATGTGGTTGCATCTTCCTGACACCACCAAATATACATCCCATCATGGCTGT